AATGAAGCATATCCGTTATTTACTCCCTTGTTTGCTGCGTTTTCAGGTGTAAATCCTAAAGCCGTAGTCACATCGCTAGAAGTGATTCCAGTTAAATAAGTGCTATTATCTAAATTCCAGCTATTAGCACCATTCTTTTTTAGGAATCCAGCAGTGCCACTAAGCGCAGCGATAGCAGTTAAATCACCATCTAAAGGTTGCTTGTTATTTAAAGCGGTTTGCGTAGCAGTTGAAATAGGCTTATCTAAGTCGCTTGTATTATCTACCGCCCCAAGTCCTACCATTGTTTTAGTAATACCGCTAACCGTTCCCGTAAAGGTAGGCGAGTTAATAGGAGCTTTTAAATTTAAAGCGTTTTGCAGGTCTGTTTGCTCGCTTAATGTGCCTATTATTTGTCCCCAAACAGGGTTTCCAGTTGCTGAAATCTCAACGTAAGCAGAGCCACTCCAACGATATAGCTTATTTGTGTCTTTGGCAAGGTAAAAATAGTCACTTGATCCCGTAGTAGGGAAATCTGCAAGCGAATCAAATTGCAATATATTTACTTCGCCACCTGAGCGTAAAATATTAATCTCTACTAAGGTAGGTGTAATATTAAGCGTTACATCTTGAGTTGCATCGGTTACATTAATATCGATGTTATTTTCGTTATTAACGTAATCAACAGTAATGTTTTCGACAATTACGTTTTGAGTAGCCGTAACCGAAACCTCATCAACTGTAGTGCTAACATCTAGCAAAACAGTCTCAACGGTTTCAGTTACCGTAATATCAATCGTTTGGTCGTTAGGCTGAGCCGTAACGCTAATATTATTAACGAATTCGGATACCTCAATTGTAATATCGTCCATTTCTATCTAGTTATTTCAGGTGTAATGTTAAAAGTTCCGTGTACATAAGTTTTTACATCTCCTCCTGAGAAAGTAAACTGAATGTCATAAGAATAATTAAACACCTCAATATCTATAATTTGCTTGTTGATTTTAAACTGTCCTGCTGAAGCATTTGTAATAGTAATACCAGCCGAAGATGCCGAAGTTAAGGATAGAGCTGCAGTAGCATCTGAAGCACTCTTTCTTAATTGCATTCTAATAACCGCACCAGTTAGATTTACTGCCGTGTTGTTAATCTTTAATTCAAAGGCTACCTCGTCGAATGTATCTCCTTTTATATGCGTGAAATTAAGACTCATTTTTTATCTTGTTTAAATATATTTTTAACTTTTGAACGTTTGCCTCTTTTGGCTTATAAATACCAGCCACCAAAGTCCGCTTGTTTGTCTGGGAACATATCTGCATTGTTATTCGTGTTATATTCTGGATATGAAGACTGATTAAAACTCATATAATCAATAAATCTACGAGTATAATGTTCTGCAATAGATCTTTCTTTTTCTACTAAGAAATCTATTTCATCTTTATTAACTATTTCAGCATTTTCTGAGCTATGCTTATAAACTCCTTTATTTGCAATTGTGTATGCTGAGAAAGGCAAAAATTCTACCATTGCCCAGTGAATAACCATAGGCTTAATATAGGTATTTAAAAGCATTGAATAAGGAGTTGTCAAATTGTTATTAACGATTCCATTATTAAATTTATTAAATAATTTAGTTCCTAAATAATTTTGGATATGAATATCCTGTGCGACTTTAATCCATTGCACAAATTTATCTGTGTCAATGTTTCCATTTAACGCAGTAAATTTTACTAAATCATCACGAGTTATAAATAATGCTTGAGCCATTTCTTATTTAGGTAAAAATCCTTTATTAGGCATATTAATTGGTTTTTGATATACTAAACTTGGATTAGTTGGTAAAATTTCTCCTGCTTTCCTTGCTTGTGCTGGTGTAATTTCTTGAGCACCTTTTCTTCTAGGATCTGTAAAACGTTTATAAGTTTCACGAGTCCAAAAATGATGGCAAGCTCCGCCTCCTTTATAAAGGAATATGTCATAAGTATCTGCGCCTCTTGGTCCCCATCCTTCATTAGTTGTAGGATTTTGACTCATTCGCATAATGTCTTCTTTGCGATACAATTTATTTGCAGAAAGCATTCTTTTGCAAAACTCACGAGATTTATCTGTCACTTGACCTGAATACCTGTAACGAGATGCAAATAATTTTCCATCTTGCTCTGATTTTAAGTCTGGTCTTGCAACTCCAGTAGTTACAAATTCCCAAACCTTTGACATAATAGATTTTTGAGGATTATTTAAAGCCTCTAATTCTTCGTCTAAGCGTTCTTCGTCTTCGTATGATACAGGACGGCTATCAATCAATTCCCACTCATTAGGGTCCAGTTCTGCGCCAAATTCTTCAACGTTTAACTCGTCAATGTGAGATGATAATTTAACTCCTGTTTCCTCTTCCATTGTAGCCGAATCCATCTTTGGATTTTGGTCAATAAATTCAAGAGGTTGTAAAGTCTTAAAGTAAAGGTTTAAGGTTACACCATTAAAAGCTAAAATCTCATCTAAAGATTCTAAAACTCTTTGCTGCTTTGGTCTAATAACCAAGTTGTCAAATAAGATAGAAGCATTCTTTAATTCGTCAGCATTTGAACTAAATCCATTGCTTGAAGGAATACCAAATAATAAACCAGATGTGATTGAGTGACCAAGTAAAATTTTACCTCTAGCCTCCTCGCTTAAATATTGATAATGTGCAGGTGCATCATTTAAAGGAACTGAATCAATAGTTGTTTTCTTTGTTTCATCGCTATTAAATGCTACTACTATTTTAGCACCAGTTGATCCTGTTAATTTACGTTTAACATCTGCTGCTTGCAATGCCATTTTCTCTTCGTCTGGCACTCCATTATTGAAGTTAATTACAGATGTCGGAGAGAATCCATTTTGTACATCATTGATTAAAAAATCAGCAATTTCTTCTTCTAAAGTAGCATAAGCTAATGCACCGATATAATCAACGTTGGAATAATATTTTTGTCCTACTGAATAATCACGAACGCAAAGCAATTCTAGTGTTTTGTCACCGTATCCAAATGCTGGAATTCTTTTAGGCGGAAATTTTTTAACTTCTTGCCAATTATCAGAATAATAATAAGCAGTAATTTCTCCTTTATCATTGCATTTTTCAGCTCTTAATAATTGAGCTGGAACGTGTTCAACACGAACGATTGCATTCTTAGCTTTATTGTATATTAATTGAAAGTAACCTTGACCAAGTAATTTGTAGTCTGTAATTACGCATTTTAAAACCTCAGGACGAAATAACATTTTCATCTGAGCGTAATCGTTTGGTTTCTTATTTGAATCCGTAGCATCCAAGCCACGACCATAGATTAATTTATTAATTGAGTTTACAACAGAGTTATTAGTTGTGCTATTATTATAGCGATCAATTAAATATTGAAAGTAATCGTTATCATCACCAAATTCTACCCAGTTATCTCTTTTCGATTCAACTGATTGAGGAGGCTTATGTGATTCAAAATTAAAAACGTGAACGTTACTCATAGAAAATTATGTTTTGTTCGTTTGCAACATATTCCGTGTTATTAATTGAATACGTTTCAACCGTTTGATTAGTACAGAAAATTTTATCTCTGTGTGCTAAATGGTAATCTAGTTTACATCCTACAACTCCGTAGTATTGTAAAGTAACATTATAAAAATGACCTTCTTCTAAAAAATCCCAAACTAAATCAAAATATGAATAGTAGGACTGCTTTTTAACATTAACTGATTTAGTAATTTCTTCGTTTGTCGATTCGTTTCTAATTACCAAATGGTTTGCATCGTCTAATCTTGTAGGAATAAACGTGAATCGCTGAACTGAACTTGATTCTTTTAAAATTACCATACTATATAAACGTAATTAAATATGGTTTGTTTTTAAATGGAAAGAGGGACAATCAAGTCCCCCTTTCAAAACACAAAAAACAATCTTGTTTTAAGTTCCAGAAACTACTGTAAATCCAGCAGATGTAAGCGAAGCACCTAAGAAGTTTGCAGGCACTGGCTCTTGTCCAGTCAATACCAAAGTATATCCTGAAAGATCACCCATTGCCGCACCTGTTACGATTGTTCCGCCTGTAACTTCCATGCCGTGTTTTAAACCTGCATAAAATAAATTACCATTGTTATCTTCAACAATAACCTGAGGGCGACCATAAGCTAATAATTTAATTTGCTTGTGGTCACTCATAGTTAATTTTTTAAGAGTTAAGTTTAAAACTTGCTCAAAAAAAGTTGTACCGTTTTCACGGCTTGATGTAATTGTTTGCTCAAAGCTAGAGTTTCCTTTCAAATCATATTTAAATGCTGAAGGAGTCCCTGCCACTGCATCAATTACATCGGTATCGGTTGCATCGTATGTGTAACCACTTGCATCGTTCCAGTTTACAAAATATACAGATTTTAATCCACCTGTACTGGTTTTGCAAGGTTCAATGCGCCCTAATGAAATATCACAAGACATAAGTATTTATATTTAAAAAGTTAAAAATTAGCACCCCGAATTAACGAGGTGCTTTTTTTAGTTTGCTAATTAGTTAGCAGAGTTAGTGATACCGTAAGTTACGATGTCTTCTACGATTCCGTATTGAACACCTGCGCTCATTCTCATAACCACGCGGACATTCTGCGATCCGTCGATGTCTGCTAAGTCAATAACTTTAACCTCAGTCATATCAGACAATAAGCTAGTACCAAAATACAAGTTGTCTTTAGTTGTAGCGATAGCACGGTTAGCACCCATACCGTTTGCAACAAAGATTTTAACACCATCGAATGATAATGAACCGTTGTTGTACCATTGAGTTCCTTGAGCGTTAGTACCGTTAGCACCTAAACCTGAAGCACCAAATCCACCAAGAGCACGAACGTAAGCACGAGCGATGTTTTGAGAAACGTAGATGTAAAGATTTTCGTTAGTGTATAATGTAGCAGGAATAGCATCTACGATTTTGCCTAATTCAGCAACAACGTTAGAAGCAGTTACCGTAGTTCCAGCAACTTCTTGTGCAGTTGGTAGTGCCGCATCGGCAGCTAATAATGCAGCAAATCCATTAAATTCTCCAGCGTTAGCAGTTACACCAGCCCAGATGTTAGTTTCGTTCTTTGCAGCAACTTTAGCAGCAACGTGTGCAACTAAGAAATCAGCGAAAGACTTAGGCAATACATCAAATGAAGAAAAACCTTGTTGAGCTGATAACCAATCAGAATGGAAATCTTTCTTGCAAAGTTGTAAATTAACTTGAAACTCTTCTGGTTGTAAAATACGCTCAGTTAAAGTAACCGTTGAAGTTGCATCAAAATCACAAGTAGCGTTTTTCAAGATATCATCTGTAGCGATTTTCTTGATTACTTCTTTGTATTTAATGTTTGGCTTAATCTCGATTCCACCGTTGTCGATAGTTGGAGACGATAATAATGCTGCTGCGATAATTTTATCTTTAAATTCGCCAGCATAAGTTGTGGTAATTGACGTTGTAGTTGCCATTTCTTTTTGTAATTAATTTTAGTTGAATAATTTGTTATAAACTGAATCCTGAATGTTTTTAGTACGATTCTTTCCGTATTTAAAACCTTCTGGTTTAACTTCTGATTCAGGATTAAAAGCCAATGGCTCAGCTCCTTCTTCTTGTGATGCTAATTCAATAGCCTCTTCTTTAACTTGAGCAGACAATTTTAATGCTTCGTTTTCTGCTTTTAAAACATCTAATTCAGCTTTTAATTCTGCAATTTGTGATTCGAAAAATGTTTCTTTAGAAACTGATTCAACGATTCTTTTAGGTTGAGGTGCAGATGCTTCTGCTTCCAATTCTGGTGCAACTGCTTCTTCAGGTGCTGCTTCAGCTTCAGGAGCTTCTTCTGCCATCGGTCCAACCGAAGCAATTATTCCTTCAACTTCTACAACTACCATTGAACCATCTTGCAATTCATACTCTCCAACTGGCATCGGTACGATTCCATCTGGAGTCACAATGCCTACTGAGTATTCAGGCTCAAATTCTTCTGCTTCGATGACAGTTATGCCATCTGCTAAAGTCATTTGGGCAAGTTTAACCTCAAGCGACAATAGTGCTTTGATTTGGTTTAATTTGTCTTTGTACTTCATTTTATTTGTTTGTTTAATTTACTAGCTTACAGAACCTACAGTGCGAGGCTCATTTGTGTTAATTATAACTGAAGACCCTTGTCCAACTAAGGCACCTATGCCTTGATTGATTTGTTCTCCTTTGCAACACTCCTTTGAGTAGGTGCCATCCTCACATAAACAAGCATCTTTATTGCCTGCCTGTGGACTTGTTTTTTTATTTGCCATCTTTTAAAATGTTTAGTATTTCATTTATTAAATTTTCTGCTTCAATATCTTGTAAAGACATTTCTAATTTATCTGCAAAATATCCCTCAATTGAAAACCCTTTATACTTGCCATCTTTTGCGTCGCTCCAAACTTTGTCATCTTCGATTTTCATTGAAATCATCCAAGTTCCTTTTGGCAAACTAAATCCATAGTTTTTTGATTTGTCCATTTCAGGATTGTCAATTATCCAAGACTCGACAACAGTAGCACCATCAAATTTAGTCTTGTGTTCTAGAGTAGCGTTTGATTGATTGCCATTTTGTAGAAATAACTCGCTTGCTTTTTTAACTGTATTCTCGGAGAAGAAAACATAGAACTCATCTTTCCCGTGCTTGCGATAGATTTGCTTGTTAGGAATTAAAGCAGCACCCATAAGAATGCGCTTCTCAGCATCTACTTCCGCCAAATCCATTTTGTATTCTTTTGCCAAAGCAATAAAGTTTTCTTCGATAGCTGGAGCATCTACTAAGCTAACGGCATCAATGCCATCTAAATCCTTTTCAATTACTAATTCTACAATTCTCATATCGCATAAACGTTTAAAAATTATTCTTGTTTTATTTTCACTAACCTAAACTTGCAGATGCTACAATATTTCTGTCTAAACTTTGTGCCGTAGTAACATCATTTGAAACCACATAAGCCTTAACTGGAGGCTGCTCTTTTCCTATTGTGTTAGCTATTTGATTTGTACTAGCTGGACTTGTTCCTACTACATTAAATGAAGGAGTTCTTGGAGTAGCACCACCAGATAGAGCACCTCCACCGCCTCCGCCACCGCCTGGTACTTTAACCGCTAAAATATCCGAAACATTTTTATATCCCGCAGCTAAAGCTAAACCTGCATTTATAGGAGCTAAGAATGGACCAACATAAGGAATGCCAACTGTTGATTCATACGCTTTTTGAGCTGAACTAATAGTGGAAATTGTTGCACTCGCAATTGCTAAAGCCTTTCCTGCTGCCGTTTCTTTTCCAATTAAATTAGCTACGTTTGCTAAGGTATCAGCAACTGCTAAAGCCGCCGCTCTCTTGGCATCTCTTTCTCCTTCAGCTATTTTCTTTCTAGCGTCAGAGTTTTGTTTTTCAAATGCAGTTCTTTCTTCCTCATTCTTAAATATCATTTCTGACATTAATTTTTCTCTCTCTGCGACTGCTGCTAACCTTGTATCAAATGCAAGTTTTTCGTTGTTAGCTCTATCTAATTCCTTATCTGTTAATTGTTTAATTTGACGATTTGACTCATCAATTAAACCTTGCGTTTCTAATTGAAGTGCTGCATAATCTCTCTGCTCTTTTTCAATTCTTAATTTTTCAGCAGCGTCATCATATTTTTTAATAATCGTTGCTCTATCTTTTAAGAATGCCTCATCGATTTTTGAAAAATCTTTATAACCTGCTTTAATTAATTTAGCTCGATCTTGATTGTATTTATCAATTCGAGTTTGTATTTCTTTGTTTTTATCATTTAATAAAGAAATTTCTGCCTCTCTATTTATTCTATCAGCTTCTAATCTAGCAGCTGCTAATTCTTTTTTTCTATTCTCCTGCTCATCATCTCCATCTTTTTCATCCGCCATCATTTGCCTTTTAAGCATTTTGGCTTGCTTGTTTAATTTAATGCCATTTCTTGCACCTTCTTCTTTTGCAGCATAGTATGCAGCTTCTCTATCTCTTTCTTCTTGTGCTAATTGTTTAGCTGCTTCACCTTTTAATGTTTTTCTTCTTTCACGAATAATAATTAAATCTTTTGCAGCAATACGAACACGTTCTTGAGATGCTGCATTTTCTGATTTAGTAACTTCTACTAATGCCTTTTGCTTTTCTTCTAATGAAGCAGTCTCATCCGTTAAAATATCACGTGATCTAACTAATAAATAAGCATTTTTTGCCTCCTCAACCGCAGAGATTTTACGTGCTTTGTCGTTTTTCTGTTGTTGCTTTTCTAAATCTTTTAATTTGCCAAATGTTGTTGTAGCTGCATCTCCTAATTGATCCATTGAAATGCTTGCCTGTTTGGTAGCATCTCCGAAGGCTTCCATACCTCCCTTAAAATCAAGAGTGATAAATTTATAACCTGCTTCAACTAAATCTATAAATGCTCTACCTAATCCAAAAACTGCATCCTTGACCTGAGTCATTACACCACTAAGTGCAGCAAAAATTGCTTTTAACTCTTTACCACCTGCAACTGAATTTTGAAATGCTTCATATAAAAATTTAAGAGAAACTACAATAGCAGTAATAATTAATCCAATTGGATTAGCTACTAATTGCCACATTTTTAAAAGTAAACCATTACCTGCTTCTGTCGCTCCTTTAAGACCAGGAATTAATTCCATAGCCCCCTTTTTTATAGCATCAAATGCACTTGATTTTTTGCCAACTTCGTCTAGCTTTTCATTTAAATCGCCAGTTTCATTCTTAACACCTTGAATATTATTTTTAAGGTCACTAAAAAATTTAGCGATGCCAGATTGGTTTTTGGTTTTTACCTCAAGCGTAACTACTTTTTGCTCTGCCATTTCCAGTTTCTTTTAATTTGATTAAATCCTTTTTTAAATGTTGTTGGCAGTTCATACTTACCTTTTGCAATTTCTATTTCTTCACTATGCCCATAGTGATCTAAAGTTGTCAATAAATCTAAAATTACCTTTATCATAATTGCACTACTTCAACGTGAACGTAAATCGATGTTGTCTGGGCAGTAATTTCCTCTAATAAAATATCAAAGGTAGTAGTACTTGAGCCATCTTTTCTAAACAAAACTCCTAACATATCATTATCTAAATTAGGTGATGCACTTGCAGATTCTACTTGAGTTCTAACTTTAAAATCTGTAGAGGTTAAACGACCAGATGGAATCGTAACTCTTATTTGGACAAATTTGCCAGATACGGAACCAACTCTTGTAGCACTATATAAATCACCGTTTACTGACCAGCTTGTAGTTGAATCTGCAATATCAATGGGACCGATTCTACCATAGGCTACCGTTTCAATTCCAAATAAGCCTACTATAGCTTCTTCTACTGCTCTGTGTTCTAAAGCCGTTATATTTGAGCCAGTAGCTAAATTTGCTGCGATTAAATCTAAAACTTGTTGCTTTGTCATTTTTTTTTATGCGTTATAATCTGAAGGAGAATAATCTAAACTTGAGTAATCGCCAGTTTCTGGAGCTGGCTCTGTTAATATTCTAAAATCGGTTAATAATTCAAAATCTACCTCGCCCGTAGTTAAGTCAGTTGTAAATTTGTTAATAATATATCGCTTATCTCTTATTATAATTCTATCATTTAGCTTTAAAATAGTCAATAAGCTAATAGGTAAAATGCCTTTTACTTTTACTATTCTAGATTTTTTGCTAAAAATGTTATTTATATAATTAAGATAATAATTATAGAATAATGAATTAGTCTCTAATATATTGGTATAAGTAGATTGTTCAGATCCAAAATTTATTGTATAGTTATCTCCTCCAATATTAGTATCCTGCCCAAATAAATTATAACTATTTAATTGAGTTGTCGAACTTCCATCGTTAAAATAAAAGTCCTGTGTTTGTATAGTTCCATAATCATATAAGAATACTGGATTAGGAATATAAGGATTATAATTTAAATCTAAAGAATAACCGACTTGAAGATTAGTGTCAGTAAACTTAGTCATTAACATAGTTTCAAATGGAAGTTCAATATTATACTCGCCTCCATCTATATCCATATTATAAAGCAAGTCCCCATAAGGTGTTTTGCTTCGAGATAAGTATTCTACCGCCAAGAAGTTTTTAGCCTCTGCAAACTTAAAATTGATACTCTTATAAAGTTCGGGTTTACCTATTTCAATATTATCGCTTATAATGTATTTAGATAAATTTCTAATAGACCCATCAAAATACCAGTTTTCTAATTGTTCTATATAATAGGTTTCTCCATCGTAAGAAAAGCACGTTAAATTAAATGCTTTTAATATACCACTAAAGAAATCTTCTATTTTAAAGTCTGGCATAAAATCAGCAATTGCAACGCTTGATGAAGATGTTTGTGCGGTGCTTTGTGTAGCCGTAACGTTTTTAACTATTGTATAAGATGGAGTATATTTTACAGTTTGAAAGAAATATATACTTGTAAAAGTTACTGGAGATATTGATGAAATATAGAAAGTATATTGACCAGTACCATCTAAAGGAAGGTCAATATACATCTCGGTTATTTGAGTTAAATAAGTCTGCTCATTTAACTTAACTCCGTTCTTGTAAACGTAAATCGTAAACTCAACTGCATCCTCTCCTATTGAAGGATCACTAAATGTAATTCTTATATTAGACTTTTCTAAAACCTCTGGATAAGTAGGCTCTGTATAATTTAAAGTGCTATTAAAGATTGTAAACAAACTTGAGCTTCCAGTGGTAGAACTTACTGAATTAAAAATAAGTTTAGATGGCAAGAATTTAGGTGTAAACTCGTTAGCATTTTTTAGCCACAAGAAAGACCTTTCAAATTTGTCATCTGTTAAAAAACTACCAGAGAAAGTAATATTTAAATTAGAAGCAATTTCAGAAAGTAAAGCCGAAACTCTAACCGCTGGAAATAAATCATTATATCTGATAGGAGTAGCACTCTTAGAAATATCCCATGCACCAGGAATTGCGGTGTCATATTCCCATAAATTTTTAGAACTTATTAATGGAAACTTTATATCTGAATCTACAAGTGAAGTAACTCTATTTTTTACCGTTGTGCCTGAATAGCTAAATCCTAAGCTAGTATAGGTTAAATCTCTTAATGATTTATTATCAAATATGTCTTTTAAAGATACAATAGATCCAAAGAAAGTAATTTGATAGTTATCTAAATTACCATTTTTAAATTGAGCTTTCTCAAGCTGAATTTTACCTACTCTAAAAGGAATTGTGTCTAGCTCTATGTAAGCCTTCTTTCGCTTTCTAGCATCAAATCCATTTTCAATGTCATTTTCATACCAGTGCTTAAAAATAGCATTATTAATAGGAGTAGCTGGAACTGTAAACGATTGACTAAAATCTGTAAAAACTTTAGAAATGTCTGCAATATCTTGAACGCTAGATGTAATGCTAATCTTTTCATCACTGAATAGTTCGATTCGTCTAGATTTGCCTTCTTCGTCGTAAATATATAACCCTACTATTATCATTAAATTACGTTATTAATAAGATTAAATGCGTACTCAAACTCAATTTCGTAGTTTATATTTTTGTCCTTTAAAGAGGTTTTAATATCTGTAGATTGAGTTTTAATTTCTACAGGTACATCGTCTAATAATACCGTTTCAGATAAAAGTAAATCTTGAATTAATTCGCTATAATTTTCAGGAACCCAGCCCGTGTTTAATCTAATACCTTGCTTGCCGTTTACGTTAAGTGAAGCCGTTTGTGGTCTTTTTGGATTGTAATCAACCGAATCAGGAAATAGGTTATAAGGTGTACCCATTACATTTATCGAGCTAGACTTTGCCTTAAAAAAAGTTAAGAATTGCCAGCCCCCATATCGATTAACAAATTGGCATTGCACTGGAGTATATTTTGGCTCGCATATTGAAGACACAGTAAAGGTTTTAGCAATGCTTACCGATGTACCTGCTGGTTTCCAATTTAGTGTAACTGTATTTCCATTGTTAAACTTTGCAGATGTTGTACGAACTGGGACCTTAATAACAGATTTTGCATTGGTATCGTAAGATACTACTACTTCATTGCGTCCGTTTATATCCTTATAAGATACATCTACTTTGCTTGAAGCATTTATTGTAAAATCTACAAGCGCATTTATGTATGGATATTTTGAGGATTCAATGCCTTCTTCGTAATTTATTTCTATGCTAGGATTTGCTAAACAAACAAATAAGCTACTGGCATCTGTTTCATTATAGCCATCTGTGTACAAAGTGTAACCGTTTACACCAAAATGATCTACTGTATCTAAAAGTGTATAAGATCCCGTACTAGTTTCTTTGTAACGCTTTACTCTAACATTAGCAAAAAGCGTATTTCCACTATCGACGCTAGAAATAGTTTCTATGTATTCTTTAATGAATTGAGAGATATTATAATCTGTTCGTAATTGTGTAGACGAAGGTACTGATTTTGATAGCGTATAGGTTGCAGTTGATGGAATAGAAGAGCCTCCTGCTGATAAAAACAATTCGACCTTTGAGCCTACTTGACTAGCCTCGTTTATAGTAATAAAATATGGGCTTCTTGCGTTGATTATCATTTTTGTGCTAAATTATAACTTACTAATGTATCTAAATCTTGATTGAATGCTTTAATTAAATCAATGTCAATAAACTTTTTATATCCAGCTTCAAAAGGTTTAGTAAAAAATAAACTTGGTTTTAAACCAGTTGTAAATATGCTTCTTGAAATAATAAATGCAGTTGATTTATATGTAATATATCTTCCTGATTGTTTATCTCTAAATTGTATTCCTTTTGTTTTTACCCACTTTTCAATTCCTTCAGTTAATCCACCTTTTTTGCCTGTACCTGTCCCAAATTTAAAAGGCGAGTTTGGTGCTTTTCTAGAAGTTTTAGATCCTTTAACTCCTTTATCTTGGTAGGCACCGTAATCATCCATTGTAAATCCTAACAAGAAATAATTTTCACCTGTTAAAATTTCACCTTTAATACTATTATATAATTTCTTTGAAACGTTTTTCCCGCCTTTTGTTAGATTAGATCGTGATTGTTGAACGACATAATCTTTAAATCTTTTTATTACGGCTTGCGTTTCTTTAAGTTCCATTAGCAAATACTCATTTCATTAGGCACAATAACATCAAATGTTAAAGTCCAGCCTGCAATTTTATTTTCGAATCTATCTGTAAACGGTTCTGCATTAGGATCTCCTACAATGACTACCTGATTAGAATATAATGAACCACGCATTAAATCAGCAACTAATCTTTGTGCAACTGTTAAACGAGTATTTAAAACATCCTGCTCATTATCATTGCCTTCCCAAATATCAGTTATCTCTTCCTTTGACTCATCGACTAAGTCCATAAATAAAACAGATATATTTAGGCTTGTTGTAACTTCAGCAAGTGTTGCGTTGTTTACAATAATATGAGATAATGGAAAGATTGTCTGCTTATTTAAATCAACCTCAAATATATCTCCAATTGAAACCGTATTGACAAAAGGATTAGCTTTTAAATAGGTTTTTAATGTATCAACAATATAAAAGTATCCGTTCATTATTTTTTATTAATCATTTTCATTTCAATTTCGGTCTTTTGTTTTTCAAAAGTTAAAAACGTTAAACTTTGATGAACGGGTAATTTGGTAATTTCATCAAATCGTCTAATGTCTCCCTTAGCAAGGGCATATAAAGACGAGTACCAACCCCATCGCTTACCGAATTGTGCTTGTTCACTAAATTCATTACCTGAGGATTCTCCTCCAAAAAGGTCATCGTACTTTGCAATAAGTCCTTCCCTAAATGATAAAAAAAAACATACGCACCAAGTGCAACATCTAAAGGCATATCTTTTAACACCTCGCAATATTTGTCTGAGCCTTCGTATTCCTCAATTAAATACTTTTCGCCTTGCCTTCTTGTTATTGGTCTGTAAAGCACCGCCATTGCTTTATGAATGTCATCCCAGTCTACAATGTAAGTATCAAGGTCCACATATTCACCCGTTTTTAAATCGTCTAAGTTTGGAATAAATCCGAACTCCTTACCATTTAATTTAAATGATTTAATTAGTTGATGCTTCTTTGTAAACTGCTCAAACATCTTAGCGGTAATTTCGCTTACTTGTTTGTATTTAATAGTTGCAACATCCTTTAAATCAATATTACAAAATATCTGCACCATCTTTTGACGCAGAAACTCACCATCTTCATTATCTTTTGCAATCTTAATGAATTTCTGATACTGACTAAGTTTAATTTCACTCAATTCAGTTGGAATCGTTATTTCTAACTTCATATTATATAAACGTTAAGTTGATTTTTTTGTTATTAGTACACGTAATACTGCCCTTTGTTGGGGTTAGACAGGTTATAGAATACGTTGTAACGTATGGCATCGATAGCGTGATTGTAGTTGTCAATAACCAATCCAGACTTTTTATCGGAGTAGATGTAGTTGTTAAATTCTTTTGCAATGTTTTGTGAGTTAGGTTCTAAAACTATTTCGTAATCTTGCATCAAAGCAATCCCAGCACTTATTGATCCTGCACCTTTCTCAGTTGCTACAATGTTGCAACGCTGATTGGATAGTTCAGCAATTAATCTAGGCTCTGCGCTATCTGCTACAATCAAACTGCCTCCGCAAACCTGCTTGTTAATTACTGCAATCTCGCTTGTTGTTAGCTTTGGTTTGTAAAGATGCTCCTTGACATAAATCTTTCGCTTGTTTTTATCAATGGCTACTTCGACTAATGTTGTCGGATCGATTGAGAAACCAAAGTCTTGCCCAAAAGATGTCTGCAAGTTATCTGGATTAAATGGCCCAAAGCTCCAGTTGGTAAATACAACACCTTCTGCTTTGTCTAGCCAACCGCCAAGAATCTGATGCTTGTATTTTTTTGGATTGTATTGCTTTATCCTTTCAATTTCATCTAAAAAGGATTGATCTAAATGCTCAATGTTATCCTCGAAAGTTGTGTGAATATAAGTAACGTTATTCTTTACACCATTGAATCCTTCATCTATTCCTGCCGACTCAAAAAAACGTTGGTAAATCCAATGCTCTTTTGTCGCAGGGTTTAAGATTAAAATCACTCTATTTTGAACTCCCTTTTGTCTTATCGATAGGTTTATTTTATCAAACGTTGCCTCGTCTGTTAGCTCTTCGGCCTCGTCTAATATCCAAGTGGTAACACCTTGCAATGATTTTAGGTTTGCCGTTTGATCGCCTGAAGAAGTTCTAATTCCTTTGAATATAATTTCAGAGCCTGAGGTCTTATTTATGATTTCGGACTTTGTTATTTCAAAGTGATGGCCTGCTTCTAATAGCTCTATTTTCTCCTGAAATTCAGGAATGATAGATAGGTGTGCAGATGTCATTGTCTGCCTTGTGAATAGAATCTTATGCCCTTTCTCAAACGATAAGAGGCTGGCAAATGTGCCAACCCCAAAAGATTTCGATGAGCCACGACCTCCGGTAACAATAAAGAATCGTGTTGTATTTCCTAAAGCCTGATATTTTTTATTAAGAATTATCACTCCTTAAATTTAAAAACCTCTGCTGCGTTAAAGTTTACCTCGTGAGTATTGTTGCTTTCAACGTGTGTCATTGATAACTGGCGAAGCTCATCAGGTGTAGCAATAAGCTTCATTAAACCCATTTGAAGAGTTGGATTATCTGATTTATACCACTTAGATCGCATTGAAACTTTAATCTCTGTCTTGACTTTAGTTAATGCAGATTTTATAGAGTCGGATTCGTGTAATTTATGATTGTAAAATGTTTCTTTGCTACAAGGCAAGTAAGCAATAATATCCTCAAAAAAAAATAGTTTATACTTTTCTATCGCTTCTATTGATTGCTTCTCAAGTTCTAAATAATTATAAGCCATAAGGTTGTCCGTTTTTCTTTATAACTAAACTTGGATCTAATTTTTGCATCCTTTCAACAATTACTTGGCAGTACTTTGGATCAAGTTCTGTTCCATAACAAATGCGATTAATTTGATGTGCTGCCACCATAGTTGATCCTGAACCCAAGAATACATCAGCTACTAATTCTCCTGTTTTAGACGAGTTTTCAATTAATGGAGCAATTAATTTAATTGGTTTCATTGTTGGATGCACATCATTTCTTGAAGGTTTATCACAGTTGATAATAGTTGTTTTTCTTTTGTCAGATGTCATTTCTTTTACAATTTCAAGCAATTCATTTTTGCTTAGCTTTTTAAAATCAACTTTATCTTCCATTACCGTTGTCTTTGTGCGATCATTTGTAAAATAATGAGCAGCTCCTTCTTTCCATCCATAAAGACAAGGTTCGTGTTTCCAATGATAATCTTGCCTTCCCATAACTAATGCATTTTTTACCCAGATTAAACATTGTTTTAATAATAATCCTGAATCCTTAAATGCTTGCCTAAAGTTTGCGCCTTCAGAATCTGCATGCCAAACATACCAAGCACCACCAGCCTTTGTGTAAGATCCTAATGAAGTATAGAAATCATAAAGAAATTGATAAAATGAGTCATTTGACATATTATCATTTTCAATTTTTAATCCTGTTCCACCTTCATAATTAACATTATAAGGAGGATCTGTCATTACCATGTCACACAATTTATCGCCAAATAATTTGTCCCAACTTTCTACTTGTGTTGAACTTCCGCATAATAATTTATGATTCCCAATTTCAAATAAATCGCCTTCTACTATATCTGTTTCTATTGTTTCTGGTATTTCATAATTATCTTCTTCTGCAGTTGGTTCTTCAACAACATCATAAACAGGTAAATCCAAACCCCAAGCTTCTAGTTCATCAGCATTCCATTCGTTTGCAAGCATATCCCAATCCCATTCGCCTCCGCTTGTATTGTCCTTAATTAAAAACTCTCTCTGCTTATCCTCTGGAAGATCCGTAACAATAACTGGTATCTCTTTTATTCCTGCTTCTTTGCAAGCTCTGAATCTCATATTGCCTCCTAAGATTATCATATCCTTATTGACCACAATTGGTCTAATGGATAGCATTTCAGGAAAGTCTTTAATTGATTGTACTAGCTTTTTAAATTTATCATCCTTAATCAATCTTGGATTATTAGGATTTAATTTTACTTCACTTATTTTTTTCAGTTCCATTAATGTTCGTTATATATTCTTCTTAATTCTCCTATCATATCTCTCCAGCACGATGGGCAGGATGATTCACGAAACGGAGTATTAAATACCGCTAAATAAATGCGTTGCAAATTTCTTTGAATACCTAAACTTAATGTATTTGGATTCGATGCAAAGAATTCAGATAAATAAAGGTAATCATCCTCAGCTAAACAGTTCGGCTTTTTGTAAGGAAAGATTTTATTTAGTTTCTCTTTGCGTTCATCGCATCCACAATCCCAATCTAATGCTTTAGATAATGCCTCAACTCCTGCTTTGATTCCTGTGGCTTCCGTGATTGCTTCAATCGTATCGCCTAGCCCTTTTGGTTTTCTTTTTGCCATTGCTTTAATTTTTGTTTACAACGTTGAATTGTTTCAAATATGTTCATTAATGAAATCCCTGAATCTTTTGACATTTTACGCATTGACACATTGGTTGTAATGTAAATCAAATACATCTTTTTGTCGTACCAGTCCCACGTATTAATATAATCTAGGTATGGTTTTACAAAGTCAGCAACTTCTTCTTGATAATTATCTTCTTTTAAACTGTATTCTATTTCCTGTGTTATCTCTATTTTGTCTACTTTCTTTCTGTGTAGGTCCATTGTAAGTGATCGAAGCGTAAAATAAAAATAGGCTTCGTTTATTTGCTTACCGTGTACCCTAATGTATGCCTCCTGTACTATATCTTCTGCATAATTTTTCTCACCAAATCCTTCTACTATTTTAATCCAGTGCCGATGGCGAGAATAAATTTTATCCATCAAAGATTGTACAATTCTTTTTTCACTCCTATAAAATCGGCTTGAAGATTTTTGTCTTCTTCCAGTTCGGCAAGTTTTCCGATAAAAAACTCAACCATATACAAAGCACAATCTTTTGCTTGTTCTTTATCTCCTGTAAAGAATAAGCAGTTGTTTACTAAGCTCTTTGCTTCTTCTGCGTGATTCATTGGTTTTTCCGTATTTTCTTTGCCTTCTGAGCAACTTTGTATGCTAAGTAGAATATAACTATCAACTCAAACAAAACAAAGCCTACAATCGCAGTAATTAAATTATCCATTGAACTTATCAAGTTCGTGTTCTAAATACCATTTTGCTTTTTCAATATCCTGCTTTTTGTTTGCTTTTCTATCAGCTCTCAAAATATATTTTACTGCGTTACCTAATGCAAAGTTCAATTCGTAGGCTTCAATAATATCTATTGCCTCAAATCCTTTGGCTTTGTAATGTTGTGGCGAATTAATCCATTCTATATTTTCCACGCTAAATTTCTTTTAATTCTACTAATCATCACTTTTGATAAATTATATCTTTTACCAAGTACAACTCCATTTTCACTACTATTCCTAATTTCATTTGCAATATCATAATTTATTTTAGCACAATGAACATCTTCAGGTTTTATCGGTTTTAAATGATACGCAGTTAAATGCTTTATAGAATCAAACCAATTATCTTGTGAAGTTCCAGCATATAAATGCGATGGATTACAACATTTACTATTTCCGCAACTATGACAAATCATTTTCCCTTCAGGAATTTCGCCAATGTTTATTTCGTATGATAATCTGTGAGCTTTTAATGTTTTTAAATTATGTCTTAATTGCCCATAATTACCTCTCTTCATTAAAGAGCCTTTCCAATTCCAACATTCTTCATCAGATTTTTTGTCTATATATTTCCAAAATCTCTCAACTACGCTTTCTGGATGATTAACTAAGTCGCTCATTGTCACAAAGTTTAAATAAAATTTTAATTAAAATCAATGTTTAATCCATAATTTTTCATAAGAATATGCAGTTGTGTATTTAAACCCTCTGCTCTGGTCCTATCCATTATCTCCATTTCCATACCAATACGAAAGAAATCCACCATTAATTTACCTGCTTGAAAGTATTGATCGCTTACCTCTGTATTTGGATCGCCTTGATATAGTCTTTGTTCTAGCTTTAATAAATCTTGAAGTAATCCGTTTGATTTGCTTTTAAGTGCTTGTTGATTAAATATACTTGGTCTAAAATCGCTTTCGATGTGATCGATTAAAGCGTTTAATAACCCGATATAAATTACAATCGTTTCTCTTTCTGTTAATTTCATATTTGGTTTAGCCTATATTTTTCTAGTAACGTAATACAATCCCCAACTGATTTGACAACTGCGTAATAATAACCGTGTGCAATAGCTTGCTTTTCAAACTCACGCTGGTATTCTGACTTGATTCCCTTTGGTGTTTTAACTTCTACAAAGATTCCATTCCATTTGTCGTTTGAAATCATCCAAAACATATCAGCAACACCACGCTTAACACCTTCCATTTTTAGTTTAACTGCTACCAGTAGATTTCGCTGCCCTCCGTTTGGTATTGCAAAGAATGGAAACTTTTCTGCTATATCTAAATACTTGCAAATCGCTACTTGTAGCTTGTGCTCTTCTTGGTTTCTCATTATTCGCAAGGTTTTATTTCTCCAGTTGCAGTTAAGTAAGCCTTAAAGTCTGCTAAGTTTTCAATGAATTCTCGATAACATTGAGCTTTGCAAGCCATAATTAGTTCATCTTTGTCCTGATATTTAGGCAATAAGCTAGAATAAATACGCTTTTTATCTTCAACATTAGCCTCATATATTCCAAACTGTACAATATAATCGTATAAAACGTGCAAGCCACCTGCAATCCAGTTCATTTTTATTGACCTTTCTTGACATCGCATCATTTCCTGAGCATACATATTTGCCGAATTAATAGCTGCCATCTTTAAATCTGCATCGCTTGGTTTTGATTTTGCGGGTTCTACTACTTTTGCATTAGCAACCTTGCGCATAACTTCATTCTTTTGTTCGATAAACTTACGAACCCAACCACAAAAATTAGATGAAGAAAAGAAAATCACATCATTTCCTGCTGAATTAAATTCACCGTTTAAACCTCGTTTTAAAGCGAGATTTATTTCATCGACAGATAGATGTCCAAACGATGCTATATCTTCCATTAAAACCAAAACTAAAGCCTTGTGTTCGTCATCTGGTAGTGGTTTTGATCCTAGCTTTATTTTAGCCAAAGATATTGAACGCATTGCAAGGTTCATCAAATCTTGTTCTGTAAGGCTTGAAATCTTTAAAGATGTTTGAGCTTCAACAACATCTTTCTCGTATCTGGATAGTCCAGATATTGCGCTACTTGTATGGATTAATGAAAGTTCCATTTTGTATTTCTTCGGTTAATTGGTCGTGAACATTTTTCAAACTTATTAAATTCTGTTGAAATTTACCTATTTCTTTTTTAGGCTCAACAGATCCTTTAGGTGCAAACAATCCTTGATAATTATTAGATATTGAATTGTTGATTGCAAGTTCCAATTCTAAATCAGATTTTGATTCCCATTCTTTAAACAATTGAGCCTTTCCAATTTCTGTGTACTTAGATTTTTTTTGTTTCTTATATTCAAACCATCTATTAAACAAAAGTTCACGTTCCGTAGGAATGTATTCAAATTCTTCTTGTTCTTTTTCTTCTTCTTTTTCTTTTTCTTTTTCTTTTTCTTTTTCTTCTTCTTTTTGTGGATGTGTATCTATACTGTATAGATACTCTATCAATACTCTATTCTTGACTTGCTTTAGCTCTTTTTCTACACAAGCCATTACTTTAGGGGAATTAGAGTCATTAAACTTAACCCAATTTAATAGAGCAATTTCATTGGTAGATTTACTCCATCTAATTTTATTCTTTTCCTGAAAGAAATCTATTAATTTCTGTACTGTTTCTGAGTTGTAACCAGTGTCAAAGCATATCTTTCTAATTGATGTTTCATAAATACCGCATTGCGTTGTCTTATCGTTTGTCATCAAGTACAGATAAAAGTACTTTTGCTCTGGTGTCAGCTCACCTACGAAAGAATCGCTCCAATAGGAAACCGATATTTTTCTAAATGCTGCCATATTATTTATAAGTTTTATCAATAATATATTTAGCTATTAAATAAAATAACTCCCTTACAACCAATGGAGTCCATACACTATACCAACTCCAGTCAATTTGATTAGTTAATTTTAATGTTATTAAGATTAAAGTTAAAATCTCAATAAAACTTAAATGGTTTGAATTTCTCATTTTATTAAATAAAAAAAGCCAGACATTGCGTAGGAGTGCAAGCTGGCTTTGGTTTTTAACCCTATTTAATCACCTGAAAGCTCCTACCCTCTCAGTTGATTTATACAAAGATAATAATTATTATCTCATTTTACACACTCGCTTTTCAAAGATTCCAGCAAAGTGTGGGAAGTCTTGTTCAAACTTACGAGCGTAATCTGCCGTGTAATTATTATTAATCTTAAACTCATCGTTGCGTTCTATTTTCGATTCCCAACGGATGCGTTCAAAAATTGCCTTAGCTCCTATCTTGTTCTGCCCTGCGCTTATTAACTGATAGGCATAGTGAACAAACTCTTTGTAAATTCTAGGATTTCTTTCGTTGTATTCTTGGAATGTTTCTCTCATCTGGTTTAACAAGTTTTAGTTTTATATAATTTTCACGTAAGGTTTTGGCAATATGTTCCTGCCATTGATTGAAAGTAATTTGATTCATAGTTTTTCTATTTCTTGTTTAACTTCTTGCCAATAAGTAACTTCTGCTTGCGTATCATTATAAATTGATACTACTTTTAGTATCTCATCTACTGCAACTAATGCACAATTAATACATTTAACCCAATCATCGTCAAATACATCATATCCAAATAATGATTGTTCAAATTTTAAAACAAGTTCATTTGCCTTTTTTTTTGGTGTCATAATCTATTTAATTTAACGATGTTCCAGTTTGGTATTCCTATTGTTCTATTAATCAAAGTTGGATGATTAAAGATTAGAGTGCGATCATCTGCGGTTGTATCAATCAATCTGCTTGTCAGCGTTTCTGTTGATGCTCCAACTTTGTATTCGCATTCGTACATATCGCCAATATGTAGCTTGTATTTCTTGACTTCAAAGATAAAAATCTCACGTCCTGAATCTGCTTTTAAAACATCTGTAACGTTTCTCATTTCTTTATGAATTTATATATTCGTTAATAACTTGTTCAAATTCTGTAATAACTTCAGGGTATCTTAATTGTCCCTTCTTATTATTGTAGATCTCCTGTTGTACTGCTGCTGGTGTAAACTTGCGAGCCGTAATAGGCAGGATGCCTTTCTTGTTTAATCTATCAGCTATCAGCTCATACATTACCATTTTTGGAATCTTTCTTTTATACATCATCTTTGGGTTTTAATTCGTATGGTCGTGTGCCAATTACTTTGTAACCTGACCACATTTGCCAATCAACATATTTAACATATTCTTCACTAGATGCAAATCTTTCGATGCTGCTGTAATAATTGCCTGATGGAGATTTTAAATCTACTCGCAATACTTGTGGATATTCTTCAGCTTCCATATTAAAAAGGTAAATCGTTTTTCTTTTCTGATGTCCAAATTACTTTGCCATTACCTAAATAATTCTTAGGTGTTTTATTATCTCTTTCTTCTTTAGTTTGAGATTCAAATATGCTTGCGTTGTTTCCGTACTTATCAACTTCATCATTGATAGTGATAGTCACGTTTAAAAATTGTCCAGTTTTACCAGCAATCAATTTAGTCTTGTCAATCTTCGCTACGTTTAGCGATGCGTTTAGAATAGTTGCCATTAATTTGTTAGTTTATTTTTACGGTTTGTGAATAAATCAATAATTTCTTTGTTACCTGCGATTTGCATTTTCTTAGAATCATAAAGTTTTTCTAAGTCTTCTATTGTATTAACTCTTGCAATTGCATCAATCCAAGTATTTAAGCTAGGCGATACTGATTGACCTGCTGCATCTGTGTCTTTGTCGGTCACTAAAGAAAGCATACTGCTTAGACAATATCTGCGGTAGTACGTCACAGCCGATCCGTAGCTCTGGTACTCATTCATTGCTCCTAGTTTAACCAAAGGAATCGTAGTGAATGATTCTAGTTGCTCGCCTGATTCAACGTGAAACAGAATAGTCCTAATGCCATCGTTTTCTAGCAGTTGCGTAAAGCATAACTTGTGTTTATTTAGCAAAGGATTAATAACACTAAAAATTTGTGGAAGATCTGCATAAGTATAGTTGTGACCTTTAGTGTCTTTGTGAATAATTGGGCACTCATTTTGAAACTCGCTTAGTGCTTTGATTAAGTTTTTCATTAGATATAATGTTTATTAGTTTAGAATTTGATTTGTGACACTCGTGTTGAATTAAATCTCTGACTCCCCAAAGTTCTGAATTGTAGGACCAAGTCATTGTGTAAATGCCAGCCTTGTCTTGGAACTGTGCTTTTAAAACTTTCATAGTCCCTGAACAATAAATAAAACTTGGAATGCAATACCGATCAAAACGGCTGAAACGATTAAGTCAATTAAATCTTGACGGTTGAAATTTTTAATGTAATTTCTCATTTTTTTGTTAGTTTAGAATAGCTTTGTTGCTATTGGTATGACAAATATAAAAGAATAATTTGAAATAAAATAATTTTTTATTTTTTTTTAATCTTTTTTTTAGTGTGTAATAAAAAAGACTTGAAGCATTACCTCAAGCCTTTTGTGTCATTCTGTTCTAAACCTATTTATGAAAAACTGTCATTAACCCTGCAAAAGTAATTATAAATTTACCTTAGTTCCTATCATTGCTAAGTAATTTATTGGGACTGCTGGATTTGTATTGACTCCCATCTTTAATCCAAAGTTGAATTTAAATCGTTTTGTTAATGCAATATCAAAGGCTGCCCCACCTAAAAAGCCTACATCGTCACTAATGACAAACATCTTTTGGCTTGTTAAATATCCAGTTGATGAGCCACTAATATAAATGTCTGGCGATATTGTGAGCCGTTTGTTTAGTTTAATTGGTATCGTGTAAAAAAGCAGAATGTTATTTGATATATTTAATCCGACATCTGCACCTGAAAATGATAGTGTATAGTTTGCACCTGATACACCATATTTGCCCATAGGATAGATGTAAGCAGCCGTTCCGAATCCTAGTATAGATCCACCTAAATAAACGCCTGTAACTCCATAATTTATAATGCTCTCTAGTTTGCCTGCGTTAAAGTTCATCTTGGTATATCTACCACTCAAAGCAAACTGATCTAGTGTGGACCAAATCATTGTGCTAACTCCCCACGATGTGTTTCCCATAAGAGAAGACTGACTAAGACCAGCGGATGCAATGACCGATACAACATCAGTAGTAGGGGCAAGCGTAAAATCACTTGAATAAATAATCGGATTAGTTTTAGCCACGCTCTTTGCCGAAGATTTCTTTTCACTTTTTGACTCTGATTTACTTTCCGATTTTTCCTCAGATTTAGATTCAGATTTAGTTTCTGTTTTAGTTTCACTTTTCGATTCCGCTTGAGGTGTTGAAGATGATTGAGAGCTGGAAGCAGGCGGAGGCGGTGCAACTGAAACCGATGCTGCTACTGCTGAACTTGCTGCTTGACTTGTTGCTTGTGAAGTTGCTTGTGATGTAGCTTGTGCAACTGCTTGTTGAACGGCATTAGTAACCGTTTGCTGGACCGCTAGTTGTGCTTGTGGACAGGGGAAATTAATAGTGAGGTTATTAATCCAAGCCTGAAGCTCTCCAGTTGTAATATCGTTAGCCGTTACGGTTCTAAATTTACCACGATATACAATCGTTGTTCTGCCATTAGCCAAAGGAACTGTAACAACTACAACCTGTCCAGAACAGGGATCAATAAAAGTTTGCGTAAGTACTTGAGCCGTTAATGAAAACGGAAATAAAAGCACTAATAACCATTTCACTTGAACAGCTTCTTTTTAATCATTCGTACAATGATTTTAGCAGATGCGTTTTCTAATGCCTTCTTTGTTGTCGATCCGATAGTTGATTGATTAAACTTAATTTCTGCAAAGTTCCCATCGTTCATTAAAGTTGCCTCTCTTGTTGTTTTTGCTTCGCCTAGCCCTGAGCCTGTAAAGTATTCCCCAGTTTCAGCGTTTACAAATTTAACTTGCAAGCCTAATCTAGTTACAACTGTTTGCTTTACACCATCCTTAAAGCTAATTGATTCATCCTCAGATACACTAAAGTCGTACACCTCAATGTAAACAAAGTATTGTGCAAGCTTTATTTTGCCTCTACCATCTAATTTGTTCTCTGTTATTCCTGATTGACTAGCTTGAAATTGCTTAACCATTCGGTTTTTAATCTCAGCTTTATCTTCAGTAAACGTAAAACGATTGGTTTCTTCTAGGAATTCAACAACGATATTAGTAACACCAAGTCCGACACGCTTATCTTTAAGCTCTGGATAGCTTGCATACACCTCTTCGCTAATTCCTAGCGACAATAATTGAATAGGAATCTTAGGTCCATCATAATCCATTAAAGAATCGATGTTGATTTTCTTTTCAAACGATGCCGTGTAGCTTTCAGTCTTTGTCGATGCTATCTGACCAAAGCAGGACAACGATGAGAGCAATAAGCAGATAGTCCATTTTACCATTTCGGTGCTTCTTCTAATTCTTCTTTTGCCGTCTTCGCTTTTGGCTTTTCTTTTGCTGGTTTTTCAACTACTCGCTCTACAATCTTAGTGCCTCCACCAGATGCTTGCTTTTGTTGCTGAGTGTTGTTAGTCGTAATGTTAATTACAGGAGCTGGTGCATTTGTCGCTGGTGTTGCAACTTCTGTCTCTGACTCCCCTGTTAATTGCTTTGTAACAAATCCACCCACACCTAGTGCAATTGTGCTTGCTAATCCAATTAAAATGCTCTTTAATGAGCCACCTGATTCTTGTTCTTCTGCCATTTTATAAAATGTTTATTGGTAATTTGGAAACGTTTCCTTCTGTATCGATTAAAATTAGGTCATAAATCCCTGCTTTTGTATTATCAAAATTGACAACTAGATTGGATTCATTTGATGTTGCAGTAAATCCTTGTGCTTTTGTTGGCTCTGACTCACCTAATTTATTTAATTGAAGCGAGTATTTAGCACCAATAGTTGTATTTGCTTTAATATATGCCGTTCGATTTATTATTGAATAGCTTACTAAAGCATTATTTTCTGGTTTACTTCCTAATTGTATCGACTCTTCAATGACAATCTGAGGCTCAGTACAAGATGCAAACACCACAAGAATTGTCAATGCTATTAAATATTTCATTTGAATAAGTTTATCCCTGTTAATTTAATGTTATCTGTATTTAGATTGATTCCTAATTGATAACCAGTCTTGCTACTTGCATCCATAACTGGACTCACTCTAATAAACGTATTTAGATCAGATCCGTTATTAATCGAACTAAACTTTAATTTAAACGGAATCAGATTACCTGTGACTGGGGACTTCATATCCTTGTCAATTGATCCGAATTTAATCTTGCCGTCTTTATTGTTTACGAATGTATACCACGTGTTCGGTAATTCGTTTGTAATGCTTTCAAATTTAAGTTTAGTTGCATCATATATAAATTCAAATTGAAGCCCTGAGAGTGTCAAGGATTTAGTGTCAATAGCAACTGGTATTTCAATCGAATTGCTTGTAACTGTCTGCCCTTTAATAGTAACGTTAATAGATTGAATTGTCTGAGTTGTATTAATTAGCAGGTTTGCTTGCGGTGAGCTTAAATTTTTCTTTAGTGAAGGGATAGCATTCGATGCAATAGAGTTTCCAATTATAACCTGAGATGAATGGCTTCTATTTATATCGCCTTCTAAAACGTATTTAAGTTTAAGCGGTAAATTCTTTCCTATTTCTGCGGTTTTAAAATAAACTACATTGCTTGCATCTTTCCAATTGGATGCCGTTAATCCATTAAATGTTGAATCAGTAAAGGTTGCAACTGGCATATAAATATCAGTTCCTGCCACATAATTAGCAGGTAAACTAACAATGGGATCAACTCCTACTGCTTGCGAGAATATACGGACCACATCACCCCCATCAAATTTTTTGCTTTTGTTTATATCTGCTGCATAATAGCCTGCCCCAGTTATAATTGATTGACCTTTAAAAGTACCATCTAAATTTTGGGTATTAAATTCAGCTTGCGCAGTTGTAAAGTCTGAAACTGTAACTGCTGAAGCGTGTAAATCTAGGTAGCTATCAGCGTTTACGCTATTATAAACCTTGTAAACCGTGTTAGGTTTTAGCTGGGTTTGATCGATTGGAATTGTTCCATTGCCTAACGCATCAACTTTGTACTTTGTTTTTCTTAACGTATCCTCAAACACCACACGATTGAGTGTAAGCACATCAATGTTTGTGTTATTGTCTAGCGTAGCCGTGACATATTTAGAAGCCGTAGGATCTAGCATAATGACATTAGTTAAAGGAGTTGTCATTTCGGTAGAACCTGCCGAGCCGTTTTGATTAAACGATGCCCCAAAGTTCATTAAGATTGGATTCCAAGCAAAGCCTTGAGCGGTAGTCTTTAATCTAAAGCGAATTACTATCAATCTATCTCTTCCTAAACCCCCAGATTGTATTGCCCAGTTAAGATAATAGCGTAGAATTGTTTTTGGTCCGCCTTGTGTATAATTGTATTGGGCAAAGTTGTAGTTTATATTTCCGTTAATAGTGTTATTGGATGCCGTTTTATTAAACGAATAACCAGGATATAAAAAATGAGATTGAGAAATCTGTGAGCCTGCTGGAATGATACCGCCATTGCCCATTGTGCCAGTATGATTTATAGACACAAAATCAAATGCCGTGTTTTCAAATTCAAAATCAAAATATAAAGAGCGAGATGAAGTATTGCCATTGCCATCTGCAAATACAACGACATCAAACAAATCGCCCTTGTTAATTACATTGCCGTTTATGTTAAGATTCGTTGAATCGTTTTGAAAGTATAATTTGATTGTCTGAGAGTTAGCAATATAACTAAATAAGACTAGAGCAAAGGCGAGAAGATTTTTCAAAGCAATTTATTAATTAAAGAGTTACACGATTTTTTTAATGCACTTGAAAGGTTTTGCTGATTGAATTGACCGCCTTCATCTATTAGCAATGTAGACATAGAAACCTCTTCAGCCTGCTCTTCTACGATTGCCTTGCTTACAACTTTGCCTTTATAATACAATGTGCCTCTCAATCGAATTACAACCGCATCTGTTGCACCGTGAAAGATGGATAAATTTGCCTCTCTTTTAAAGACATCCATATAAAGTATTTCTACTTTTAATACTTTGTCTGAGCCATCTGCCAAATCATATTCCTTTACGACTAGATATTCTTCAAGGATATTTTTAACCCCAAACTCTAGCTTGCGATTGCCTGCTAAATTTCCTATTTGAACCTTGTTTTGTACAGGTGCGACTGTTATCGGCTCAGTTGGGAAGAAGTGCTTATAAATAAAATAAGTCTGTACCGTAAAACTGATGCCAATAATAAGAGAAGCAATCTTTGCGGTAATTGCAAATGCGTTGTTCATCTTCCCTGTCCTTTATAACGTTTTGGTTTCTGCTCGTATTTAGAGAATGATCTCTTAGCTTTACCTTTTTTCTTTCTTCCGAATGAGATTTTTGAGTTGCCATTTGTTGCCTTTGCCATTATGCTAGTAAATTATAGTATTCTTTAAAATGCTTTTGTCTATCTGCTAAACCAATTGTGCCACCATTTACACGCTTAGTGACTGCCGTTACAACTTCAGGAGTTGCACCTCTATCACATATTGCCCAAAGGTTGTTGCGTTTAAAAAAGAATGCAGCAGATGCTAATGGATATTTAGTCGCAACTAAATCAGGTTGCGCAATAATAGACTCAGGAACTGTTGCATCAAATAACGAGTAATTGTCCTTACCTGTTAATTGAATGTAACCCCTGCCTCTATATTTGTAACCATCACCAGATGCTTCAGGTCCATTTCCCATTCTTGAAGCATATACACGATTCGCAATCTTTTCAGGCTTGCGTTCGTATTGCATTGCTAGATTTACATTTGTAAAATACTTTCTGAAAATGCCTAATAATCCCTTTGCAGAATAGTTTAGGTTTTCACTTACTGCTCTAAAGCCTCCGCTTTCGTGTCCACATTGAGCTAAGAAATGTGCAAGTCTTAAATTGTTTGTAATCCCAAACTTGGATGCCGTGTCATGAATTTGATCAATAACCGCTTGAGGAATATGACCTTTTAATCTGTCAAGTTTAAATGCGCTTGTGGCTTCGATAGTTGGCACAGGAGCGACGATAACCTGAGGCGCAGGTGTTTCTACAGCTGGAGCAAATAACTTCGCCCACGTTGCATCTCCTACAATCCCATCTGGAGTTAAGCCGTGAGCTGATTGCCAGCCTTTAACTGCTGCCTCCGTTTTAGGACCAAATTTACCAATAGGATCAACTCCTAATTTAATCTGTAGCTTTACTACATCATCGCCTTGTGAACCTACTTTTAAAAGCATCTATTTAATTTTAGTATAATATCCAAAACCATACAACGGTTTTCCATCTAAATCAATCTGTGCTTTGATATTAAAGATTGATTCTTTTTTAGTCTTGTAAAGTATGCCAGCCTCGATGCCACGAATGCCTATTGAATTGCTTGTATTAATTCCACCGCCCACAAACAAAGATCGTGATGGCGGTAGATAGCGTGTGATAGTCTTCGTTTCTTTAATCTCAGGAATGTTATAGTTTTCCTTAATCTTACGGCTCGCAATTTTGTTTTCGTTTATTGTGTCTAAAACTGAAATGTATCCATAGCTTCCAACTCTAATCGTGTCGCTATAAATTACCTTATTTAAATACAACTGAAGCAAAGCCATATATTGACGCTTCAATGTTGCATAGTTTGTGTCTGGTAGCATCTCAGGTTTGGATGCTACCTCGACAATAATCTCTTTTAATACAGGCACTTTTTTGACAATTAACGAATCGTATCTTTTCCACGTTGTATCGTGAACAACTAGCGTGTCGTTTGGCTTTGCCTCTCCTGCTTGCTTATGCTTTGTATAAGCGTAGAAGATAGCAATCATACAACAAATGAAAAGAACGATATTAACCTTCATCTTCAGGCAATGGATTTAAGTCACCTTGCAGATTCTTTTCACGTTCTGCGTCTGTCTTGCGATTAGCTACTTTCTCATAGCTTGCAATGCCAAAGCATCCGAATGTTAAGCCTGCAAAGACTTCCAAAATAATTGGTTCAATGACAAATGTTTGTCCTTCTAATCCTGTTACAACATCTGCGATGCCGTAAATTGTTAGAACTCCGAAAGATGCAAAACCTAGTATTGCTTTCTCGTTAATTTCATTGTCATCCTTGAAGATGTCTAAAAATGCCATAGTCTTATTCTTTTTTGAGTTTATGTAATAATTGAGCCTTAGCAATGATTGCAAAGTTCTCGTTGTCTTTAATGAAATTCTTAAATGTTTCTTGATCTGATGAGTCCAAGTCTAGCGTTTCGCCTTTGTTTAAAGCTACTGCCCAATCCCAAAATTTTAATGCGTCTCCTTTAGATTGTTGAACTAATGAATTAGCTACTAATTTTCCTGCGTTTGCGTTGTCGATAGCATTGCCATCAAGATCTACTAAATTAAAGTTTAAATCGATTTTCATTTTGTTTTTTGTTTTTGTTTTTTGTGTTATAAAAGTACTAAATTATTGTGAATCCCACGGCAAAGGGTAAGCCACAATCGGAGGGTTTAAAAAGTTCTGAATCTGAGCGTCTAAATTCGCTTCGATTGTTTCAGTATCCAATGAATCAGATAACCATCCTTCGACCATTTCTTTTGTCACTTCATCGTAAGGAGTGAAACTAGCTTCGTGTGGTGCTTCGACCGCTAAAGCTCCGTAAGTGTCAGCTATAAATTCTTCGTGTGCCTTTTGCGCTCTGTAATGAATTACAGAAATTACTTTGTCCATCCCGTCTAAAGAGGGGATAGAATCTAGTTGTGAAATTACCCAGTTAAATGCCATATTATTTGTTTTTTAATGTATCTAATTCTGCTTTTAATTCTTGAACTGCTTTTACTAACATAGGAACTAAAACAGAAGTCTTAATTGATTTGTAAGTTTCGCCATCTGCTCCTTTTTCTGTTGAAACATCTACCATATTAGGGAATACTTCCTCAAACTCTTGAGCAATAAAACCTATCTGCTTTGTATTTTCTCCTTTAAGATTAAAGTTTCTTACTTTAAGTTTTGCAATATCTCCTAATTTAGGTGTAGCATCTACGATATTTTCTTTGAATTTAACGTCTGAAATAGTACCATATGAGCCAGTTCTATTAACTACCGAACCATTAGACCATACTATGAATTTGCTATTAGTAGAATCAATACAATAAATAAATTCAAAGTTTGTAGAGTTTGGAGAATATCCAGAATAAGCCATATACATACCATATGCATTAGAAGATTCATTTACTACCGTTAAAGAATAATCTGAAGTATTAGCTTTAATTTGTGTTTTACCCACGCTAGTAATCCGCATACGTTCGGCACCTCCAGTTGCAAAAGCTACTGCATTCCATTGACTAGCTTTGTAACCGCCAAAAGTTAATATATCTCCACTATCCCATTTTAATACATCAAAACCTGCAACATTTAAAACATCTACACCTGCGTTAGCAGATATTTGCAATCTTGCTGTTGGCGCAGTCGTCCCGATGCCGACGTTGCCACCATTTTGAATAGTAAATATATCAACAGTATCTGTTTTATTTGTCACTCTCAAGCTATTAGAGTTAGCTCCTATTTTAATATAAGAATCAGAAGCTCCGCTTGAATATCTACCAATTTCTAGTTTACCATTATTATCATCAAAAATTCTAATACCGCCAGCTACTGACAATTTACCGTAACCACTTGGCGCAGTCGTTCCTATTCCAACATTTCCAGAATTAGTTATAACTAAATCTTGAAAAACACCTGTAGGGCTAGTAATACTACCTGAGAATCTACCTAACCATGTAGATATACTTGCGTCTGTGCCAGTATTGACACCTACTAATCCTGTAGCATAGTTTGCATATTTCATTAAGCCATGTCTACCAGCAACATCTACTATAACGCCACTATTGTCTGTGGCTACAGTTAGTCTTGTTGCCGTAACACTACTCGAAAACGTAGCGTTTCTAGTTCCAGTAGGTACTTGTAAAACCTCATTACCGTCTTTATTATAAAGAGTAAAATCAAAAGAACTACCAGCTCTAGACCAAATATAAGTTCCTCCGCTACCGTTTACCCCCATTTGCCCTTGAGCAGTTGGAGAAGTATTTGAACTTAAAATAAATCTACCTTGTGATTCTACATTACTTGTAAAAGTTCCACTTGTCCCATTCAAAGCTCCCGTAAGTGTACCTCCTGATAAAGGCAGGTAAGCAGATAAAGCAGAAGGAACTACGTAATCAGCACCAGCAACGGCAGCAACTAAATTGCTTGATGAATTAGTCTTAACCATTGCGTTTGCCCCAACCGATTGGAAGCCAGCATCGCCTTGAAAAAATGAATTACTTTGAACATACAAAGCGTATCCAGTTCCACCGTTTACAACTCTTAAAGCATCGCTTGAACTTGATGTATTTATAGTCCCACCGCTTAATGGTAGATAGTTTGCTAAAGAAGCAGTAGATGCTTTATTATTAAACGTATTCCAATCTGTAGAACTTAAAGCTCCCGTAGTACTTGTAGAAGCTAAAGCTAAAGATAAAACCTGAGTGCTTAACGAAAGACCGTTTGCCGTTCCGATTGTTACGGCATTATGAAGTTCGCTTGTTAAGGCTAACGTTCCTGTAGTCGCTGGAAGTGTATAAATAGCACTTGAACCATTATAATTAAACTGTGCGTTTTTAGTATTACCTCCGTTTACAAAGTTAAAATAATCTGCAGTACCTCCTATTTGAGTATAGCCAGCAGTCTGATTAAAACCACCGCTTTCACTGAATTTTAAAATATTAGAATGAATGGCGGTAGTAAAAGTCTTAACACCCGAAATAGATTGAGCGCCAGTCGTTGTAACATAGCCAGCAAGCGAAGGAATATCGCTAGTAAGTGCAATAGTACCAGCTGCGTCTGGGAATGTAAAATTTCTTTGAGCAGTTAAACTAGATAAGACCAAATTAGCACCAAAAGTATTTGGCAATCCTAAAAATATTCCAGTGCTACTAGCGTCAATACTATTATAGCCAGAAAGGAATGATATATTCGTGTCTTGCTTTAAAAGTATTGTGTTTTGCAATAATGCAAAGCCAGTAAATGTTTTTGTTCCTGAGATTGTTTGATCGCTACTTGTATCTACATAACCACTTAAAGAAGCTGAAGTTAAATAAGTGCTTGAATCTACACTACCGTCTGCCTTTAAAAATTGTGCAGATGTACCGCCAGACTTTACTAGCGTAGTTGCATTTAAAGTGCCTATAATAGTAACTGCATTACCACTACCACTAGTCTTATTAACGTAAATTCCTTCACCGTTTCCAGCCTTGCTAATATTTAAAGCTATACCGCTTCCACTTGAATGAGTTATACCTACGGTATCTGCACTTCCTGAGCTAGAAAATGTACCCTTAGCTGCAATGATTGTATGAGTTCCTAAATCTACGTTTCCAGTTGCACCCGTATAAGGTACAAAACCTGAAATATCTGGCATTGTTGCTAAAGTTCCATCGCCTCTTACGTATTGTGCCGTTGTACCTGCACCCGTAATCGATAAAGTTCCTGAGCTAGTAATAGGAGAACCCGAAACACTAAACGCACTTGGAACCGTTAAGGCTACCGAAGTAACCGTTCCCGTATTTGACGTATAACCGTTCGGATTTGACGCAGGGTAATAAGTATTAAGTGCGTTTTGTAAATCTGTTTGATTAGATAACGTTCCCGTGATTTGTCCCCATACCGTAGTTGAAGGCGAAACTTCAACGTAAACACTACCGCTCCAACGATAGATTTTATTTGTATCTAATGTGATGTAAATCTTACCCGTTTCTCCAGTGGTAGGAAGTGTGCCAAAGCTAGACACCTCGATAACATCGTCCACGTAGCTAGGCAATTGTGATGAAGGAACTTTGCCTCCGCCATCTAATGAAGCATATCCGTTATTAACTCCCTTGTTTGCTGCGTTTTCAGGTGTAAATCCTAAAGCCGTAGTCACATCGCTAGAAGTGATTCCAGTTAAATAAGTGCTATTATCTAAATTCCAGCTATTAGCACCATTCTTTTTTAGGAAT